TTCAGGGACATCAGCGGTTGGTCAATTAACCTTTGATTCCACGCCAATAACAACAGGAAAAGCTATTGCAATGGCATTAGTTTTCGGTTAAAAGATAAAAGGAGAATAAAATATGGCAGCACCAAATCTAGTAAACGTAGCAACGATAACAGCTAAATCTGTTCAAGCAGCTTTAGATACTACATTAACAACACAAATTTTACTTAACGCAGGTTCTTCTGGAAAAGTTTTTAAAGTTAACAGTATAATAATTGCAAATATTGATGGAACATCTGCAGTAGATGTTTCTGTTGCAATTACAAAGTCTGGTGGATCACCTATTATGATCGCTAGTACAGTTTCTGTGCCAGCAGACGCAACTCTAGTTGTTATTGATAAGAACACTAATTTGTATCTTGAAGAAGGCGATAACATTGAAGCCGGGGCAAGTGCAAACTCAGATGCGACTATCACAATCAACTACGAGGAATTAAGTTAAGGAGGGTCGTAGAGTATGGCTCACTTTGCTGAAGTTAGAACAGACACACACGAAGTTTTAAGAGTAATCGTTATTACAAATAAAGATGTTGATGCTAATGGTGGTGATTATTCTGAAGGCGCTGAAGCTTGGGTTACTAATTTAATGTCTGCACCTGATGCTCAAAGCGAAAGCATAAAAGAAATTTATGGAGGAAGTTATCCTTCAACAACATACTGGAAACAATGTTCTTATAATAGTAATCATAGAGGAACATATCCAGGAGTAGGATGTAAATTTAATGCTGCCGAAGATAGATTTGAAGGACCAAAATATTTTGATTCATGGATTTTTAATGAGGACACATGTCAATACGAGGCACCTATTCCAAGACCTAGTCCCATACATGGAAATATTTTTGTGGCTCCTGCTTGGGATGAAACTAATCAAAGGTGGAATGGAAAAAGTGAAGATCAAGATTATATTTGGAATACAGAAACTAACATTTGGGAGGAAGCATAATGGCTAATGGCGGATTTTTAGGAGTCGATAGAACTCCTTTTGCAGGAACTTTAATATCAAGTTTTACAGGTTCAGGAACATTTAATAGATCAGCAACAACTGGAACAGTTTTAGTTGTGGCTGGTGGAGCACAAGGTGGATCATCAGTTGGCGGAGGAGCAGGAGGCGGAGGTCTTATTTTAACACCTTCATCTTATCCTTTACCTTCAACAGCAACTACAATTACTGTTGGTGGTGGTGGCGGACCATCTACTCCTCACCCTGTTCAACCTCCAGGAGATGCTGACCAAGGTGGTAACGGAGTAGACTCATCTTTTGGAACTGCCCTAGTCGCAAAAGGTGGTGGCGGTGGTGGATCTTATTTTAACACAGGACACCAAGAAGGAGCACCTGGTGGATCAGGTGGTGGCGGAAGAAGAAATGGTGGACCTCCAGGTCCAGGTATTCAACCAGGTCAACCTGGAGATTCTGGAACATATGGTTTTGGTAATAATGGAGTAGGCGGAACGACACCTGACACTACTGGATATGGTGGTGGTGGCGGTGGAGCCGGCGGAGCAGGCTCAGGTACAACTGGAGGAGCAGGAAAAGCTATACCTGCATTCCCTAGTGATTTTGGAGAAAGCGGATCTTATTCCGGTGGTGGCGGTGGTGGTGGATTTCCACCCCAAGGTGGACCACCAGCAGGAAATGCTGGATCTCCAAGAGGTGGAGCTTCAGGAGGAAATCAACCTTACGTAAACGCATTAGATAACACTGGTGGCGGTGGAAAAGGCGGTGGGTATGGAAACAGTGCACCTGCTGCACCTGACGATTTAGGTTTAGGTGGATCTGGTGTAGTATTAGTTAAAGAAGCTGATGTATTGCAAAACACTTCAGGTGTTTGGAGATTAGGAAATATCTATGCATACATAAAAGCAGGAAACTGGTCTAGCTAACATATTGCTATTTTATATAAATCGTTTATAGTACCAATAATTTTTTAACAGAAAGTTATGAATTTAAAATTTTTTTATTGGTTTTTTGATACTCAAGTTACTTCTGAATTTTGTAAAAAAGTAATTGAACACGGAAAAAGTAAACAAACTTTTTTAGGTAGGACTGGTGATTTTAGTGGTAAAGAAAATTTAAATGAAAAACAACAAGAACAACAAAAATTAACTAGAGATTCAAATGTAAGTTTTTTTAGTGACAATTGGGTTTATGATGTAATTCTACCCTTAATGGCAAAAGCAAACATCAATACTAAATGGAATTTTAAAATTGACTATACTGAAGCCATGCAGTTTACTCAGTATAAATTAAATCAATTTTATAGTTGGCATTGTGATTGTTGGGATGAACCTTACAATACTCCTAAAAATAAACACAAACACGGTAAAATTAGAAAACTATCTGCAATTCTTTCTTTAAATGACGCTTCAGAATATGAAGGGGGTGGTTTAGAATTTTATAATGGTAACCCTAGTTTAAAAGGATCAGAGAGAATAATTGATTGTAAAGAAATTAAAAAAGCAGGAAGTTTAATTGTATTTCCAAGTCATTTATATCATAGAGTAAAACCAATTACTAAAGGAGAAAGATACAGTTTAGTTATATGGTCTTGCGGAGATCCATTCGTATAATGAAAGAAGATAATTTTATAGGTATATTTGAAAACTCTTTTTCAAAAGAGTTTTGTGAAAAATATATTCATATGTTTGAAACCTATAGACAATCAGGAATGGTATATAGAAGAAACAAAGAATATGTAAATGATGAAAGTATAAGTATGCCAATTAATCATGGTATTTATAATTCAGACTCTGTAAGTTTAATGCATTACTGCATAGAATTTAATAAAATATTTTTTCCATTATATGATCAATACGCATATAATTTTCCTATATTAAATAGAGTTTCTAAGCATGCTATCTATGAACTTAAATTACAAAAAACTGTTCCAGGACAGGGGTATCATATATGGCATACAGAACACGAAGATAAAGTTACAAGAGATAGACTTTTAACATTTACAATTTATTTAAATGATATTGAAGAAGGAGGAGAAACTGAGTTTTTATATCTTAAAAAAAGATTTAAACCTACTCAAGGGACTTGTTTAATATGGCCTAGTGGTTTTACTCACACCCACAGAGGTAACCCTCCTTTAAATAAAGATAAATATATTATTACAGGGTGGTTGGAATATGGATTATAATTATTCTAATTATGAAGTAGAAAATGTTGTAAAAGATTATTTATGGGTATTTAAGTATCCAGGTATAAATAATAAAAGATTATTACAAACTTGTTATGAAGTAGAAAAAGAATTAAAAGAAAAATTTCCTCCTATCGGAGATAATAAGTATGGTTGTTTTTCTAGTTATTATCATACAGAATACAACCTATTTAGTTTTCCATGTCAACAGTTACAAAAATTATATACTCTTCTTTCATTTAGTATTAATAAAATATTAGATTTAGACGAACAATACTATGTAAGATGTTGGGTTAATTTATTTCCAAAAGAAAAAAACATAGGTTGGCATAATCATTGGGAAGGAGAGTTTAAAACATACCATGGTTTTTATTGTGTTAACACAGAAGGTAAGCAGGATTCTTACACAGATTATAAATTACCAGATAAAGAAGACATATTAAGAATTACAAGTAAAGATGGTTTATGTGTTTTTGGAAAATCAGATGGAGATAAACACAGAAGTTCACCATGGTTAAATGAAGATCATAGAGTAACCATAGCATTTGATATTATACCTGTTGGTGTGCTAAGAAGATACCATGAGTTTACTCATAAATTTTTACATAACTACATACCTTTATATAAAACATGACATTTGAAAAAGATAAATACATAATTATAAAAGAAGCTATTCCTGAAATACTTGCAACATTTCTTACTGATTATTTTTTGTTAAAAAGAGAAGTATCACACACAATGTTTAGATATGGAGTTACAGACAATACTACTACGGAGTGGGGACGATGGGATGACGATCAAGTTCCAGGAACTTATTCTCATTATTCAGATGTTGCTATGGAAACATTATTAGCTTGGATGTATCCAGTTATGAAAAAACATACTGGTTTAAATTTACATCCTATGTATTCTTACGCTCGTATTTATAGAAAAGGAGATATTCTTGAAAGACACAAAGATAGACCTAGTTGTGCAATATCTACAACTATGGCTTTAGGTTTTGATAAACCATATCCTATTTATTTAGATTCAACTGGTGGAGCAAACGAAAAAGGAATAGAAGTTAATTTAAATCCAGGAGATATGTTAGTTTATCGTGGATGTGATTTAGAACATTGGAGAAAACCATTTGAAGGAGATGACTGTGTTCAAGTTTTTTTACATTATAATGAAGAAGGAACTTTTACGGAAAAAGATAAATATGATGGTAGGTCTCATTTAGGTTTACCTGATTGGTTTAGAAAAGGTAATGAACCTCTTATAACTAAAAGAGTAGTTAGAAAAATATGAGCTGGCAATTTTATTATTGGGGTCCGTTATTATTTCATACAACAATCTTACCAGGTCATTTAAAAAAACTTAAAAGTATTTGTCGTAAAGATCCAAAATTAGATCACAGGAAATCTTTAGCAGGTATTATAAAAGATGAATATACAATAGAGTTAAAAGATTATTTAGAAAATATGGTTCCTTATTTAAGTGATTTTAATCAAGCAGCTAAAGAATGGTACAGTTTTAAAAAAGGCGCAGACATTAATGTAACTTCAGCTTGGGTTAATTATATGAAAGCAGGAGAATTTAATCCACCACACATTCATACTGGATGTGATTTTTCTAGTGTATTGTTTTTAGATATTCCTGAAGAATTAAAAAAAGAAAATAAAGCATATGTTGGAACTGCATCGGGACCAGGTTGTATACAATTTTTGTCAGGAGAACCTTCAACATATAGTATACATCAAAAAACATTTTTTCCAAAAACAGGAGATTTTTTTATGTTTCCTGGATCACTCAGACATTTAGTTTATCCTTTTACATCAGATATTGAACGTATTTCAATAGCAGCTAATTACACAGTAAAAGCAGAGCCACAACCTCAATGAAAACAATAAATAACTTTTTACCATCAACAGTTTTTGAAAGTATATTTAAAGAAATTACTGCTCCTAACTTTGGATGGTTTTATCAAGTTTCTCAAACTAAAAATAAAGAAACAAAAGATGATCCTTATTTTTCTCATTTGTTTTATTCAAACAATCAACCTAAATCTGGATACTACGATAGCATCATGGAGCCTCTACTATTCTCATTAGATAATGTTAAATCTTTAATGTTTGCAAGAGCAAATTTATATGTAAAAAAACATGAGCCTTATATGTCTTGTTATCATACAGATGATGCTGATGAGGAAAATAAGTATAATCACAAGACAGCTATATTTTACATTAACACCAATAACGGGTATACTGAGTTTGAACGAGGTGAAAAAATTGAATCTGTTCAAAACAAAATAGTAGTATTTGATGCGTCTTTGAAACATAGAGCAGTTAGTCAAACTGATGAAGACAGGCGTATTTTGATAAATATTAACTATATAGAAAAATAAGACAATAATTTACAGCACATAAATAGTCTGTTATACACAAAGGTTATGTTACAAAAAATAGGATTTCAGCCAGGTATTAACAAACAAATCACACCTACAGGAGCAGAGGGTCAATGGGTTGATTGTGATAATGTTAGATTTAGATATGGCACTCCTGAAAAAATAGGGGGTTGGAATCAATTAGGTGGTACAGGACAGAATGAATTAACAGGGGCCGGTAGAGGACTTCATCATTTCGTTAATAGTTTAGGTAGAAAATATGCAATTATTGGAACAAACAGAATTTTATATGCATATTCAGGGGGTGTGTTTTACGACATACATCCTATTGAAACGACAACAACTCTTACAAATGCGTTTACTACGACCAACGGATCAGCGACTGTAACTATAACTTTTTCTACTGCACACAATATGACTCCTGGGGATATTTTCCTAATGGACAATTTTTCAACTATTACTAATTCTAATTTTGCTGCTTCTGATTTTAATGATAAAAAGTTTATGGTTGTTACTACACCAACTAATACAACTCTTACAATTACAATGCCATCTAATGAAGGTGGATCTGGTGCTACAACATCAGGAGGAATAAGAATTCAAAAATATTATAGTGTAGGTCCAGCGGTACAAGCAAAAGGTTTTGGTTATGGATTAGGATCTTGGGGTGGAGAAGACACATCTGCAATTACAACAACATTAAATGGTGCATTATTAAATGATGCTAATGGTACTGGTGGATCAGGAACTTCAATTACATTAACAAGCACTACTAACTTTCCAAGTTCAGGAACAAATTTTATTTTAGTTGGAACTGAAGAAATCTCTTACACAGGAGTATCAGGAAATGACTTAACAGGTATTACAAGAAATGTTAGAAATACAACAAGAGCAGCTCATAACAGTGGAAACACTGTTACAAACTCATCAGACTATGTTGCATGGGGTGAAGCTGCATCAGGTGATTTAGTTCTTGAACCTGGTATGTGGTCATTAGATAATTTTGGTGACAAAGCAATTTGTTTAATTCATGATAGTGCTGTTTTTCAATGGGACTCTAGTTTATCAAATGCAACAGATACAAGAGCTACAATTATATCTGGTGCACCAACAGCATCAAGACACATGTTAGTATCCACACCGGATAGACACTTAGTATTTTTTGGAACAGAAACAACGATTGGAGATACAACAACACAAGACGATATGTTTATCAGATTCTCAGATCAAGAAGATATTAATACTTACACACCTACAGCAACCAACACCGCTGGTACACAAAGATTGGCTGACG